TGGTCATGGCGGTTATAGCCTCGATAGCGTCGCCATTTATAGTTAAGCACCGGCGAAGCAATTTGACCTAAATGAATTACATACAGAATACGTCCGTTATGTTTGGCGTATTGTCGTAACTGATCTGCCAAATATGCTGAAGTTCTTTTGTCGTCAGAAAGGCGAGCGTCAACGTCGATTGCACGCACCACCGCTGTTTTTGCGTCGGGTATGTGATCGCTTTTACCTCTTTGTTGATGCAAACTATCAGCAATCCATCCATCAGATTTACGTAAGCGATCAGCAAAGGCGTCGTCAATCTGTTCCCTTAACTGCACCGCTGCCTTTGATAACCATGGTTTCATTTAGACACAAAGCCTCAAGATTATGCTAGGGCGCTCAGTTCATCCACTATTGGAGTTGAAATCAGCGCCTCAATTTCTGCTTGAGTTAAACCTAGTTTCTCATAGGCAGAAATTTTGGTTTGCCGAGCCATTTCTGCTGCTAGTTTTGCCGCTTCTTTTTTTAATACTGCATTAGCCCAACTATCAATGGTCGCCTCATATTCATCTTGACTGAGTGTAATAATTTCATCATTAGATTGCTTTGTTAGATTAGGATAATCTAACTTGAATTGCTCTATCAACTGTTGTTTTGTCATTAGTTCGCCAATCCATAGACTTGGTATCTGCCAGTTATTGTTCCGCTATCTGGTTTCAAAAGAAAACCAGTATATATTCTTGCCACATTGTTTAAGGCTGAATAATTAATATTTTGTTGTGACGATTGACCATAACCAGAACCAAAATATTTAGGTGTTTCACTATTTCCATCAACATTTTGAACATATAGTTGCCCAAAACTTGAATTATTTGTGCTAGTTGTTAGGTTATTGTAAATAGTTGCCGCTGATTGATTATCAAAACCCCAAGTTGTTATAGTAGCAGCCCTATCATAACCAAAACCCGCACCATAATATTCAGTTGTTTGTGCTGTTGATGTTGAATATTGCCATTGAAACTGCAAATCAGCACCATTTACTGAACTATTAGCAGACCAAATTATATAATAGGTTTTGTATGCGCTGCTAAAACATTCATTAACACCAACGCTTGATTGTGTAGTAAATGTTGCAGATGTAATTTTAGTCATTGCACCACCACCAGCAGCAGGTGCAGCCCATTTGAGTCCAGTTGCTTCAGCACTATCGGCAGTTAAAATATAAGTATTAGTTCCCGCTGCTAATCGGCTAAAAGTATCTGCGCCTGTTCCAACAATTAAATCACCCTTAGCGTCAATTGCTGTTGCCATTGAGTTAGTTACTGTTACTGTTCCTGAAGTACCGCCACCGCTTATTCCTGTTCCAGCGGTTACGCCTTCAATATCACCTGTTGCACCTGAAGCAACCCAAGCAGCCCCATCATAATAAAAAAGACTATTTGTATCTTTTGTAAAAGCAAACTGTCCTTCAGCCGGTGCGGTAATTGCTGCGTCACGTGCCGCCGTACTCGCAAAAACTAAAACGCCCTGCATTAAATATCCGTTGACGTCTGATGCTGAAAGCACGTCACCTGTATTAAAGGTCTTAAATCCTAATCCTGCTGCCATGTGTATATCTCCTTAGTGCCTAATTATATCCTAGTATGACAAAATATCCTCACCAATTATCCCATAATATGCGCTCGAAAGTATCAGCCCATCAACTATCGGCTCTAGGGTGGTAAGAACAGTATTCCATGAACTCGCAGTTATATCATGAGCGATTCCTTGAATTTGTAAATTTTTAGTAATTGTAGAACCATCCGGTTGAATATTGGTTATTAATACATTGTCAAAATAATCAAAGTCTAAAATAGTTGCTGTTGGTACGTTAGGGTCAAATAAGTCAAGGGTCATCTCGTCAATACGGATGGTGGTCGTTGATCTCGTCGCAACATAAATCTTGGCAATATTTGAAGCCTCTGCGTCTGTATTAATAATTAGATCAGGGACTGAAATTGAGTGAGGGAAGTAAGTTGCAATTGAATCGGCATCTATGGCAGTTTGAGCCACCCCGCCTGATCTTGTCATGGTTGCTGAGTTGATAATTAATTTGTCATCAAAGGCAAATTTCAAGTTTTTGTAAGGTATGCCACCGGTTTGATTAAATAAAGTTGGGGCATCTCCGGCACTTGAAATTACAGTACTTCGATTTTTAAAAATAATATTGCCTTCAGGTGATACAAATAAAGCCCCTTGCTCGCTAAATTCTGCGTTTTGCATGGCTTGGAGTGAAGTTCTTAAAGTAGCAGGGTCAGCAATTGTTAAACTGTTCCCAGTATCAACGCTTCGCATTTGAGTTGGGAAAGAAACAGTATCCAAAATCTTGTTTACTCTAGTGCCAGTATCTTGACCAGCGGCTTGACCTGTTACAGTAACGACTGAAGCCAAATTGAATAATCTAAAAGCGTCAGTCGCTGATATATCAACATAAGCCATATTTTCCGCTTGGTCATAAGAGTAAACGTATGAAGTTGTATAACCGCTAAATAAGTAATAAGAACTTCCATTGACTGAGGCTGAGATTCTTAATTTTCTTAAAGGTTCTAATTCGCCAAAATAAGGAGAGGATGGGTTTTGGGGATTGAAGTCTGAGTTAGGGTCGTAAATCCTGACAACGCAAGTGCCAGCCTCATAAATATCACGTGCAACGTTTCTGCCCCGCCTAATACTTATACGTCGAGTACGATTAGTTAGATTAACTACTAAGGCGGGAGTTGTCGATTCAGATAAAATGTTTGTGCCTAAAATACCATTAACAGGGTCTCCCAAGGTAAAAGGTATTCCAAAAGTTGCACCCGACGAAAAGTTTAGGGATACGTCAATCGTTGCCGGTAATGCCATTACTGGAACGCACCCAATAATCTACCGATAGAACTTGGTGAACCTGAAAGATTAGAATTTAACAGTCCGTTTCTTATTTGATCTGCAAGGTCAGCATCCGAAACAACGCTACCCGCATTATTAATAGTAATATTAAGACTGCCCATATTTCGGACGCCTAGGTAATCCATTTCGCTTTTTATTGATTGATACTCATTTAGTGCGATTGGCGCATTGGCAAGAACTTGAGCAGCGTTTTGAGGCGTTACTTGCGCTCTGACATTACCTGTTGGAGTAGTTGGTTGAAATTGTAATAAGCGATACATTTCAATCATTTTGGCAAGCAAGTTATCAATTTCAGTTCCCCAACCCTTAAACGGATTAAGTGCCATTGGAATCTTTGAAATGGCTGTTGCAAGATCGGTGGTCTGTAACTGGACAATAGCCAATTGCTTTCCAAGTCTTTCAGCCTCTGAAGCGTTGCCTTGGAGTAATGCTAATTGCAAGTTTAATCTGAGTTTTTCTTGCTCTGTAACTTTACCTTGCAAGGCTGCAAAGATTTCTATTTGAGCAGAATCAAACATGCTGCCAAATTGCTTTATCTTGGCTTGGTCTTTTGCCAGTTGCTGTTGAGCCTTAACCAGTGCCTGTTCTTTCTTAATTGCCGCTAATCGATCTTTAGCCGTCTTAGCGGCTGCGGCTTGCTGTTTCTTTTGATCTGCTCTTAAAGCCTCATAATTAAAGTTGGAACTCATTGGGTCAAAAGGCTTATCAAAGTTCATTTTATAAGCAAACGTGCTGCCTGACTTATCGCTTAATAGTTCACTAACCGGCGTATTTAGAAATTGCAGATTACCTTTAATAAACTTACTGACCATGCTCATAGCCGTTACGGACTTTTTGGCAACAGTTTCCATAAGCGAACCGGTCTTTTCAGCATTTATGTTTAAGTCCTCAAAAGCGTTAACTAACCCTTCGCCCACGATCTCTTTAACAACATCCATGCTTGCGCCTAGGATTGCCATTTGACCGGCAGCACCGGCGGCTGAGGCTTCGCCTTGTCCTGCAAACTGTTTATTAAGTTCGGCTTGGACGTCAGCAAAACTCTTGCCCTTAAGTGAGGCGGTACTGTAACCAATGTTCAAACCAACTAAGGCTCTGTTGTTTCCTAAGTATGACTTACTTAAAGCATCAACGGCAGTACCAAGATCGACCCCAGCACCTGCCGATAAATCTAGTGCGGTCAAAAGAATGTCTTGAGATAACTTCGCATCTAAAGTAGTAGAAACTAATTGGCGCATTGCCGGACGAAGTTCGTCATCCAGTATGCCTCGAGTTTTTTGAAGCCTTTGAATGAAGGCTTCCGTACCTATTGTTTCAAATGACATGCCTAGATTGCCTAAAGTTAAGGCTAATGACTTGGCTGATTTTTGCTCTTGAGCAAAGGCTTGGACGGATGACTTAGCAAACTTAGTTACTTGGTTAACACCGAAGGCAACACCAAATGCACCGGCTAACTTGTTGGCACTCTTGCTTAGTTTAGTTAAAGAGTTTTGGGCTTGCCTTGCACCTTTGTCTTTGTAGGTTGAGGTAATTGCAATATCTATGGGTGAGAAACTGACCATTATGCCGCCTTATCAAATGTTTTATATTGTGCTTTAGAAACTCTTTGAAACCATCTAGTCTTGGCTTTATCGATTGCTTTCATAACTGCATCTTGGACTTTGCCTTGATCGTCATAAAATGCTTTGTAAAGTAAGCGTCCCTCTTTTTTACGACCTCTGCCAATGCTAACTAATTTTTGTTGGTTGTTTAATGCGGTCACAAACTGATAACCGGCGAAAGGGTTGTTGCTTGCATACTGACCAGTTTTACGTGTTCGTTTTCCTAAAGATTGGTAAGTGCCTTCATATCCTTGCACTTGACCTTTTTTATCACCGCTTATGTTTACAAAACTTGCACGCCCTTGCGGGTTCTTTCGTCCGGCTGTTTCATAAATAGCACCGGCGGCTGAATGGTTTTGCAAGATAAATGTTTGAACAAATCCTGATCGATTACGCTTAGTAGTGCCTAGGTCGTAACCTAAACCTTTTCTAATTTTCCAAGGGTCGTATTTAGGAAAGCCACGCTTGCGACTTGATCTTGATTTTGCTTCTCTACCTTGGCTAGTCCAGCCGCTATCTAAACCTGAAATCCTTGCACGAACCATGCCCTTTGCTCGGTCTGAAATACTTTGCATTGCAGGGTCAATTTCCTCAAGCATGTCCTTATAGAGATCACCGGCAAAGTTCTTAAGACTATCTAAAGTCTCATCTAGCCCTGCGACCTCTACTGGCATTTTCCATCCTTTTTGCGTCCTCTTTTAGAACGTTTAGTGTTGCTAAAAGTAACGATCTGTCCATATTGATATATTCGCTATGCGGTATGCCTGTTCTAACTGCTAATAAAGCAATTAAATACGTCGTGTCATACCGCATTACCCATTTGGGGCGTCAGCATCCAAAATCTCTACCTTAGATAGAGTTTCTAAATACTTGTCCCCAAATGGTACGACTGTAACTCCGGAACGTCTTTCGGCTTCCCATGCGAGCCAATAGATATCCGATTGTCTTTCCTCATCTCTGAATCTCTTATGAAACCCAGTCTTAAATTGTTGTTCAAATGCGTACTCAAGTGCAGGGCTGATATCAAAATCCGATACGTCGCCTGAAGCCTTTGTCACTCTGAGTTTAATCATTTAATCTCCTTAGAATGTACCTGTTGTCGCAACTGTAATTGCGCCGTTAACAGTCCATGTTACATCCTGAGTACCAAGATCGCCAACTCCGCCATTAATGTCGGTGGTGTTATTTACTAGGCAAGTCATTGTATAAAGAGGGTTAGTTGCTGAAACCGCAGTTCCTTTTTCTTGCAAAAGAACGACAGTTACTGAAGTACCCCAAGCGGCTTGCAAAGTTGCAAGAACGTTTGCTGAAGCGGTGTCGTTAAGAAATGAAATTGAAACGTTTGAAGTCTCAAGCCCTTTTACATATTTTTCACCGGCATCCCCCATGGCAGTTACAGATAATTCATTAAATGATCTGTTTAGGGTTACGCTTGTTACGTGGTCTGAAAGATCGACAGTATTAACCTTTACGCCGACCTTGTTATTTAGAAATACAGCCATAGTGGTTATTCCTCATCTTTCTTTGAGATTGGTTTAGGCTTTTCTGTTTTTGCTACTTGCCCGACTTTTTCAAGCCAAGCCTTGTCCTCTGAAGGAACATCATAAATTTCGGTCATGTTTTATCCCCAACTTGTCATTATAGAAATTGTTAAATCTGCACTTAGCATTTCCCCTGCGCTTGCTGATAAAACATTGGGTGCAGATATATTACCAACGCTAATTTTGAGGGTAGTTATTGCTGCCAGTTTATTAAAAACACCGACGGCAAAATCCTCAATTCCGTTTAAGTTACCTTGATTGTCTAGCATTGGAACAATCATCACTAAACGAAAATTTACTTTTGGCGCAACGCTTGAATAAATATTGTTGCTTGGTTCAATATATGGGTCATCCGGTTGGATAATTAGTGAATTTGCTATGGGTGAGGCAGGTGGATATGAAAACACCTGCCAAACCCCTGCGTTAGTTAACGCAGTCGCAAGGGTTGTTCTGAGAGTTGTAACGGCAACTGTCATCAGCCAACCAA